CCGCCAGAACTTCATCGTCATTAATAATCCTTAACTCACCACCATCAATCTTAATTCTAGATCCAGCGTATCGAGTTATAATAATCCAATCGTCAACTTTGCAGTATGGTCCGTTTGGAAACTTTTCTTTATCTTTATATGCATCTGGTCCAACTTTTAAAACTTTACAAATGTTAGTAGTAAGTTGTGATTCTTGTATTGTCTCATCTGTAAGTAAAATACCAGACTTAGTTTTTTGATCTAATTTTAAAGGAAATAACACTATGTGATACCCAGTAGGGTTTGGAACTTTTTCAAGTTCTTTTTTTTGTTTTTCAACAGCTTTGCCATCCCACACATGTTTTGGCACAATTAGTTTATTCATCGTCAAGCTCCGTTTTCTTAAGCAGGTCCGTGAGTTCCTGTTCCTCTTGTTTAAGTGCTGCGAGTTTGCCAGTAAGATACTTATAATCTTCCCAACTTTTACACAGTCCTCCCAATATAGACTGTTCTACTTGCTTTTGTCTATCAATTAATTGTTTTTTGTAGTGACTAAAGAAATTTTCTATACGCATATTATGACCTATTTGTGTTTATTATATTAAAAGCTAAAGACAATCTAGTAACATCTGATTGTCCAACAGTTGTAGAATGTGGACATATACCAGGGAAAAGATACAAAGTATTATCTCTTAAAATTTCAGAATTTGGAAACAAATCTGGAAAATATATTTGTGTTTTCGCATCAGATCTTAAACAAAAAACACCCGAATAATCTGCTTTCATATGCGTGTGTAGTTGTGTGTGTTCACCTTTTTTAAATTGCATGGCCCAAAAATCAGCAAAAACATAATTCGTGTCCATAACATTCCAGTGAGGGGTTCTAAAAAGCATACACAGTTTTAAAAAACTCATTATGTATTTTCTTAAACCTTCAAAATCTTTATCATAAATTAGTTTCTGATAACCAGTCATATTAGCCTTTACGTTTGTTTGATGATGCATTTCATCTCTAGCTGTCAACTCAATGGTTCTATCTGATAGCAATTTTAAATAATCATTCTCTAAGATATTCTCAAAGATGTAAACTCCGTAATGACCTAGATGAGAATTTTGTATTATTTTTGTATTGAATTTAAGATTCAATTTATCCGCATGCTTTCATTTGTTCTGCCATTGATTTAGCTCTATTAGGAGTTTGTTTTGCCCATTTAGAATCAAGCATTTCATAACTAGCCCCCGTGTAATTGTATTCTGACAAAGCTTTCCACATATTTTTAAATTTAGATACACCTGTCATTCCAAGTTGAAACACCATCTCTATTAGTAGTTCATGTGCTTTTTCATCAATATCTGTGCACTCATGTTGCAGCATGAGTGTGCTTGCACCTTCTATCGCCTCTTGCAAATCCTCCTCTAGTATTTTCATAAGAAACTCTTCTTCATATTCTTTATCATCTTCCCACCAGTCCTCAGTGCAAAGATGACCTACACCCACGGTTCGCTTACCCAACGTATCGAGGTATACTTTGTTACGATACCCTTCGTGCTTCTTTACTGATTCCATTAACCTTTCTAAGTTCATGCCTTTCCTCTCTTTCTTCTTATTGCTTCCTTGCCTTTTTTAGCAATCGCAGCTTGTTTATTTTTGCCTTGAACTTTTGCTCTTTGCTCTAATACAGTTAAAATTTGAATTTTTCTAGCAAAAGGTTTCTTAACTTTCTTAACTTTTGCAACAGTGCGTTTAGCGTCAGCAGGAGTTGCATACTTAATGCCTACGGTATCACGTGGATTTTCGTCTGTGTAGAGACGTCTGCCACTACCTTTTGGTTTTTTTCCTGTTCCTTTTAGTGGATCTTTTCTTTTTTTCGACACCTTTTATTACTCCTTTGTTTTTAGAAGCGTAGAAGACAGCTTCAGCATCTTTACCATAAGTCTTCTTCATGGACTTCATTATTTTTTGACCTTTTTTATTTAATGGCATTAAAAAGTGCCTCTAAACCCAAATCCTCTTTGAGCTGCACCAGCTCTTCTTTGATCAGAAATAATACCACCCATATTCTTTTTGACTATTGTTTTAACATTAGTTGGTTTACCGCCAACACCCTGAGCTTTACTTCTTTTTCTTTGTACAGCTGATTTAATTTGACCTTTACTCATTTTAGCAGCTTTTGCTGCTGGCACACATTTTGGATATTTTCTTTTACGGTCTGCTTTTAATTTTGAGCGACCACATTTTCTAAAACCACCACCAGGTTTCTTTGACCCAATATCAACCCAGTTTTGTTCGAACCACTTCTTGAGGCCCATTATCCAAACTTAGTTTTTTTTCTCTTGTTATCTCTAACAGCACCACAGCCTCTTGCTATGCCACCATTATTAAACTGAGAAACTTTTTTACGTTGTTGTGATAATTTATTAAAATCTACAATCTTACCTCCATCTGCTTTACCTGCAGGTTTTGGTCCTTTAAAATCTTTTCTTTTTACGCCTCTATCATCTTTAACTTTACCAGCACAAACTTTGGAAGCGTAAGCATTTGCATACGCGCTAGGATAAACTTTAAATTTACGCTTAGCTGCTGCTTTACCTCTAGGACATAATTTTGTCATTTCTTCCTCGCTGTTTGTTTTGCTCTCGCAAAGTTAGCTGCGGTAGGTGCACCCTTTGCACCTTTCTTACGCATTTTTCCGCCACGTTTTCTCTTAGCATGAATATTAGCATATAATCCTTTTCTCATCTAGATCTTCCGTAACCTCTTTGTGCTAGTCTACCTGCAACACCACCTTTTTTCAATCCTTGTTTTTTCAAACCATTGATTGCTTCAGTGACACCACCATTAGCTTTTTTAATAACACCTCTTCCAATTAAAATATCTTTCATTGTAACTTTTCCGTCTTTGTTAAGATCTGGAAAAGATTTCTTTTTATTTTTTTTAGCCATTTACTTCCCCTTTTTAATTAATCCGATAGCGCTTGATCCAGCCTTGATGCCGAAGCTCGCTGAAATCGCAATATATAATAAATTGTGATAATACGACGGTAGGTCTTGCAAAGCGAGAAACCCTTTATGAACATGATCTTGTAAAGGCGTGAAGACTAAAACTGCTGGAAGAAGTAGTACAATTAATGCTACCTCATCTTTCCACGATCCTTTCATTTGATCGACAGCACTTTGCTCCCATGCAACTTTGCCTGCAATTTGATCTTCTTTAAGTTTTTGGGTAGCTTTGATTGTTGTAAGTTTAAGTTCTTGTTTCGCTTTTTTTGTTTCTACAAAACCCTTTACGGCGTCTGTGGCCACACCAAGTAAGGGTTTTGCTAATAACTGCCACATGAATTTCTAAATTGCTCCTATTATAACTATTACGATTATCGCTACAATTGCAGCTTTAATCCAATCTTTCATTTTCCAATCAGACCACTCTTTTAAGTGAGCCCAAAGATCTTTTAGTAAGTTCATACAAACCTCCTTTTTGTTCAGTAGGTTTTATTACTTTACGCCCTTAAAGGCAACTTTTTTGATCTGCATATTGCTAGTCTGTCCTTGTGGTCCTGCACCTTTATTTTTTCTCTGAACAAATGGTGAAAAAGTTATTGCAGCATCTGACGCTACAACAGGGTTAGGAAAAGGATTTTTAGCTTTCACAGTGGTCATTTTTGCATTTTTAAACTTCATTTTACCCTCAATGTATTGTTGGTTTGATTATTTCAATCAAATCAATCGTGTTTTGTTCTACAAGATCGTCTGCCTGCTTTGTACTTAAGTTTTTATAGTACAAAAACCTTGAAGCAGCCATCATAGCACCTGCTAAAAGTATACTATCTTCTTCACTTTTGGAAGTATTTTCTACATATGTAAGAATTTGCTCGTAAAACGAGTGTAGTTTACGTTCTGCGTCTGTTATTGTCATTTTTTTGCTTACTTAAATTAACATTTGCTCTTAATTGTGCAATATCTTCTTGTGAATCTATTCTATCTTGCGCAATTTTAGCATCTTGTGCAAGTTTTAGTGTGTCCATTTCTTGATTTGCCTGATCATTCATCGCTTTTCTGTTAATTTCTGCCTCCCTTAGTCCTAATTCTTGTTCTTTTAGCATTACAAGAGGATCTTGACCTTGTTGAGCCACAAATTCTGCTTCTTCTTGAGCCATTTCAGTGACTTTTGCAGCAATTCTTTCAGCAATTTGTTGTTCTAATGCCTCTTGCATCTGTGCTTGAAGCTCTGGTGGTATTTGACCACCATATTGTTGTGTTACTTCTTCAATTTGTTTAGCCATATCATCTTCAGCCTCTTCTCTTGACTCAATGCTTATATGTTCCATGATATGAGCCTGTAAAATTAACATTACTTGCGGATTATTTTTTACTAAAACAGACGCAAAGAACGCTCTGTGAGCTGCGATGTGAGCTCCATGGTTTTGTCCTCTAAAAGCTGTCAATGATCCACCACCTAAAGCGCCAGCATTTTCCATTCCTGGATCAGTTGGTTGTGGTCCTGAGGGCACTGGCAACAAAACGTCAATATCTTTTACACCAAGTGCTTGATACATTCTACGATATGCCTCGTACATGTTATGAGATGCAGGGTCAGCCTGTGCTAATTGTAATTGAGTTTGAGCTAAAGTTACTCTTTGCGATATGGAAAAAATGTTTGGATCAGATATTGGTATGATATCTATCTCAGGGCTGAAATCTTCAGCTTTCATCATTTGCATACCTTCACCACTTAAAGCGTAAGGATAAGCTTGTGGTAAATCCTCTGCAAAAATCTTTGCTAAAAGTTTGAATTCTATACGTTGAGCATAGTGTAATCTCTTATGAATAGCACTCATGATTCTAGAACCACGTTCTAGTAAAGCCATAGTAGTGCCAACAGGTGCACCAGCTTGTGCTGCATCACCAATCTTTTGATCAGCTATCGCTGCAAATCTTGAACCTGCTTCTATACAAAAACCAAGTAGTTGAAACAACGTACCACTAGGCTCTTTGTAAGGCAAAGGCACAAGACCTTCTCTTAAACTACCGCCAGGTGCATCAACATCTCTAAACTCACCAGGTTGTAGTGGTGAATCATCATCACGTATTCTAAGGCCTCTAGCCTTAAAACCTGCAGGTAAGTTTGATAAAGTTCCTGCATCTAAAAGTTGTCTAAGTGCACTCGTTGCAGTTCTTGATAAACCGCCCAACATGTGAATTAATCCAAAGCCATAGAAACCAAAACCTGGTAAAAATTTATAATGAACGAAGTATTGCGTTTTCTTCATTCTAGGATCGTCCTCTTTATAGTTTCTATAGATAGATAAAACTTTATTTGAGCCCTCATCTATGGTTACAATATATGGAACTTTGATACCATCATCAGCATCAATACCTTTAATGTTTAATTCAACATGCATTTCTAATAGTTGAAACTCTTCGTTTCTTTGAACTTTACTCATTCCAGCAAGTTTACTCTCTTTTTCTTGAAGAGCTGTTTCGTCTTCATAAATTTTAAGATCTACGTCTCTATAAAAACCTGACACTTGTAATTTTCTAACATCGTTTTCTGTTTTTCTAATGACATGTGTAATTCTTTCTGCTGTTTCTAAATCTGTAGTGTGATAAGGAACATACAAATCATCACTAGGTATAAATTTTGATACGGCTCTACCTAAGCCTGCATCATAATAAATTTTTTTAAATGATGAACCTGAAAGAGGTAAATAAAATAATAAACTGTCCATGTCTGGATCATACTCCTCCATAACGTGCATGATCTGATAATTCATAAATTCTTTTACTCTTTGTGCTTGTTCTTCTTTCGCTCTATCTACTTTACCAACTATCTGTGTACTGACAGGTCCATTAGCAGGAAGCAATTCTCTATAAGCTTGTGCTTGAAATTGTGTGATAGCTTCAGCTAACATAGGATGTGTTACAGCGCTTGCTCCTTGAAACGGTTGAGATTTTTCTTCATATTTAAAACCAAGCAAGTCTAAACCTTTTTTGTAGGAATCTTCCCAATCTTTTCTTGATGACTTGTCATCTTCATGAGCTTGCCTTAAATCACTAGATATTTCATTAAGGGTATCATCATCTAATACCTCAGCAATATTCATATCAAAACCAGTTTGTATGTTTTGATCTAGATCTCCGACAATAGCGCCTCCGTCTTGTTGTATCTCCACTTTAGGTGCTAAACCATCGGCAAATTCGTTGCCTTGTATCTCTACAAGTTGCTCAATAGCTTTTTCTTGTTGTTGTTCAAATCCTATAGGTTTCTCTACTGCCATTATGCTGCCTCAAAAATATCAATAATACTCTTAGGAGTATACACAAGTCCACCCCTTTTTCTATGAGTTTTATGTGGTAATAACATTTCAGGTGTAATCTTGATAGCAAAAACTTCACCAACACCGTCAACCTCAATAATTTTAAACTCCGAGTTGTTCTCTTTTGCAGCTCTTTTAAGTATTTTTTCTACAGTAGATGTATAGTGTTTGCCTTTAAAATCTGTGCTATCGGGACCACCGTAAAACTCTTCTGTTCCAATACCTTTCATAGAATTTGTTCTTTCATTTATTGGCGTGTTTGTGCCACCGCTTTGACTGTATCTATTTTTGACAAATTTAGCAGGTGTCACAGCATACCATTGTGATGCATTAGGATCTTTATCAATAAATAATCTTTTTGCAGCTTGAGAAATATCTCTTTTAATTAAAGCAGAGCCCCACTCCATCCTATTTTTAAATGGAACATTAGGAAATAATTGTTTTAGAGCTGCATCAGACAAACCAACGTCTAACTCCTCTAACATTTTCTTTTCTTTTGCCGCTGCTTTTTTAGCAGAAGCTAATAACTGTGGTTCAACAGACGGCCCCTGCTTTGCTATGTCTGTAAATATTTTTTTGTTTAATCTAAACTCATCAATAAATTGTTGCATATCCTCTGCCGTTTTAAACATTGGTCTAAATATAGTTTCGTTTCTAGTGTAATATTCTAAAACTTGTGGCTCTACCTCTCTTGCTTTACCAGTATACGAAACTCTATCTCTAGATAGTCTAGCCATTCTTTCGTTTAGAGGCAGATCCATCAAATCACTAATTTGTTCTTTTAAATCTAATTCAAGTTTTTTTGCTTGTTGTAGTATGTCTGATTGTATCTCATCTGCGAATGTAACTCTTACTTTTGATCCTGCTTGTATCTTTTCTAGGTTTTGAACTTTTACTAAGTCCTCTTGTAGTTTACTTTTAAACTGTCTTATTTGTTGAAGAAGTGCTGGATCTATTGATTCTAAATCTGAAGCACGTGAATTAATTATTTGTGATATCTGATCAGCCGTTAAATCATCGATATTATCTACATTAACTAAACCCTCTCTATCTAATTTTCTAAGTGCTGAAGTTTCTAACCCAACTAGTTGGTTGTAAAGTTTTGTTTGATTTTTTCTTAAGGTAGCTAACATCTTTTTATCTGCTGCTGAGAATAAACCTTCAGCTCCAGGTATCGTTCCATTACGCTCCGTGAGCCGCGACCAACCGATCACGTATCTTTCTGCAAAATCATGCACACTGCCTGGTAGTTGATCTGGGTCGCCAGGTATGGCACTAGGATTTAAAAATAAAACTTCCTCTCTATAAGTGCCATCAATGGCACCTGGCTCTTGATAGCCAGGATACTTAGCTGGTTTGTCACCGCCAAAACCATACGTAACAGTTTCAATCTTACGTTGTGGTGCTTGACGAACAATTGCAAGCATAGCTTGTTTAGAGATTGGTTTATTTTGCTTCGCTGCTGCATTTAAATAGTTTGTTAAAATATTATCTTCTATTTCTGGTTTTGAGATGCCCTTGTTCTGCATGAATGTATAAAACTGATCTACATTATTAAACACTGGTGGTGTGTTTGGGTCCATGAGCCGTGCTTCAAGATTAGAATAAAATACAGATTCAGAAGACTCAGGAGAATCAATTATGTCTTTTTTTGATTTAGGTTGTACGATAGCCGTGCCTACGTCATCTGATACAGCGGTGACACTATCGTCCAATGCTTCACTAGAAAGATTTACTTCTTCAACAGTGCCAACTTTTTTTTCTAAAGACTCAAGTTGTTTTTTCTCTGCCTTAGATAAATTTTGTGTTAGCATTCTTGCTTTGTCAATATTTTGCACAGCCCATAACGGAACTTTACCGAACAAGTTTGCTACTTCAACTTCAGGTAATGACGGATCTTCAAACACGTTTGCTTGTTCTAGAATTTCGTTGCTTGTAAACTCTTGTAAAGGAGGTAATTCTCCACTTTCTCTTAATTTTTTGTCGGGATCATTTTGTCGAAGTCTTTCTAAAACGTCTCCGCCAATGCTCATTTTAGGAACGATAGTTCCAGAATCATCTACTCTAGCATCTGGAAAATCTACTTTAATATCTGGTACAAGCTCTTGTAATTTTGGGTTAGGGTTTGTTACAAAAGGAGCTTGTCCCACATTTAATCTCTCTTGCATGTATTGTTCATTTAATGCTTTGTCTTTTGCATCATCAGCCATTCCCTGCTCTGTTTGTGAATATATGTCATAAATACCGTCGTCTGTTACTCTGTCGGCTCCAGTTTCAAAAATATCCTCAGCTTGTTGAATTGCATAAATGTTACTAAAGCCTTTTTGAATCTTATCAAATATCATTCCTACTTTTGAATTTCTGCTTGATTTACCAGTCTCTGTATCAAGATATCTACGAAAAGCTATTAAAGGTGCTCTTTCAAAATCTTTGTCAAATTTTTCTGCATCGATAATCATTTGTTTTTTGTCTGCCTCCCTAATTGCCATACCAGCATCAACAAACGATTCAAACATTTCGGGGTGCATAATAAATCCATCTGATTCTCCACCAACTAATTTATATGTGGTGACTCCTGTGAAGTCATCGTATATTCTTTCAACACTGTCTGCATTAAAAAGTTGTTTCAATATTGCATCCTGTTGGCCAGTAATAGTGCCATCACCAAGTGAACTTGTTGTGAAAGCTTCTTTTATAAAAGGAGCTAGCACACTATACGCAAGACCAGCTTTTGAGATCTTCTTAAAGTTATTAATCATTTTTGGTCTTGTTGCAGCATCTGGGATTATGTTTACTATTAGTCCTTTCGCACCACCTAAAAATCTAGCAAACCTACCTCCTTTTTCAGCTAATTTTCTTCTTGTTTTAAAAGCACTCTTTGACTCTCCTTTTTTACGTTTAACCTTACTTTTTTTCTTTTCTACAACATTTGCCGCGCCTGCTGTAACAGCTGTATGAAGTTGACCAACTGAATAAGGAAACATTTTAGTAAGAGCTTGGTAAACTGTAGGTGACGAAGATCTAATTTTATTTAAAGCACTAAAATATGCCATTTCACCTGCCAAAGCACCTGTTATATATGCACCAACTGTAGAAGTTTTAGGTGCTAAGTTGTATTCAAAATTAGTTAATTCTTTAATTAGGTTACCGATTTGAATAGGATTCGGAACTTTAGGTGCTGCATTTATTGATGATACTGCATTAAAAAGACCTATCGCCATAGCTGGTGGTGCTGTCACTGTTTCTTGAGCTATAGCAGCAGTATCTGTTAAAAATTTTAATGAATCCTCAGATAATTTTTGACCCGTTGTTTTTTCACCACCATCTCGTATGGGCTGATTATCCTCATCAAGAAAAATATCAGGATCTAAAATTGCATCTAATTCAGTATCTTTAGCCATTTCTATAATCTAACACATCTTCTATAGATGCGAAACCTCCATCTTTAAATAGGAATGAACCTGCTGTCGAAATATCTGTAACAGCCTGATCAATCTGTTTTTCATAATCTGGGGCAACAGGTTCATAAACACCGCTAATCTCTAATTCGTATTCAAGATCATCTATTTCTCGCTGCAAAGCCCTTATAGTTTCATCAGACATGACAAGTTTTTTGCCACCTCGTTGATCTATTTTAGATTTTAAATTTCTAATTTTTTGTTGCAAACCTGACTCTATAGCGTTTAATTTTCTTTCACCTGTAAACAGGTTATTTGATTTAAAAGTTAAATCAACATAATCTATGGCTGCTTTGTGGTGTGATAGTGAAACTTTTGGAAATTCTATTCCGTAACGAAGTTTGTTATAATTTATTTTATCATGCAGTTTAGCTGTTCTATAAATTATGGGTATAGCTTTTTCAAAAAAATCTTCAGATTCAACTTGTTTTTTAAAGTTATCAAAAGCTTGATCTGCAGTTTCACCCTTAAATATTGAATAACGCATAAACCTGTTAAAGTTTGATCTTATTAAATCAGCTGTTCTCGCTGCATGATTACTTGCATTTTTATTATACTGTCTCATTAGGGGAGTAGTATCTGCACCCGTGGAATAAACTTTCTCTCTTACTTGCGTTATAAAATTATCGAAATATTGTTTTTGATCAGGATTTAAAACTGTCACCATATTTGAATTTATTAAATGAGCATTACCTTTTTTAGCCTCCTCTATCATAAAATTTTTTATTTTAGGGTCATCAGTAATCTGTAGTTTAGGAGTAAAACCTAATAAATCTAAATTTTGTAAACCAAGTTCGTCAAGAATACCCTCTCTTTTAAGTTGTTTCATAAGTTCATTCTTTACAAAAGATTCATACTTTTCAGGACTCATTGTTTTGGCTCCAATACTTTTTAAATATTCAGCACTAGCCTCACCTTTTTTTAGTTTTGGTTTTGTAAGATATGCTTTAAGAAAATCATCTGTCTTAAGAAGCTCCATTATATCTACGCCTGAAAATGCGAAAGGCCCTCCTCTTAATTCTGATCCTATGGACGTAGGCACTAACTCCTTATATCTTTTTAATATGTTAGCAGCTCTAGTTACGGCCTCATCTTTTGCATAATAACCTATGCTTAAATATCCTTTGTTAAATAAATTAGTATAAAACTTTTTGTCCTCTGGTTGTAAAAAACCTCTGCTGGTTGCCTTTCTCTGTAATCCAGCAAACCTACTCTCACCTATTCTATTTTTAATGTGAGTCATTAAAAAAGGATTGTTTGTTTTATACATCTTTGAAAAAATTCTCATTTGAGCGTCACTGTATGCTGGTGTTGGTCTAACGACCCTTTGTCCAGGTTTAGCTAAATCTTGTTTAATTTTAAATGCATCATCTGATTCTTTTATTAATTCTACAAGATCATCGATATAACTATTTAAACCCTCATTTTCCATGTAATGTTTTCTAAGAGCTGCTCTCTTTATTCTTTGATCAGGCTCTATTAATATTCTTACAGTATTATCAAATTTGTTATCACCTGCATTTAGCATTCTTAATGCATCACTTATTTGTTCATCATTAATTAAATTTTTTTTAGAGTTTGCAGGTAATTTTCTAAATGTATTTAAAAAAGTTTTTACATCCATGCCAGTGCTTTCTTTAATCATAAATGATATTAAATCCATTCTAGTGCTCATTAGTAATAATACCTCCTAGGTTCTATGTATCTTTGTTCATCTATGTAATCGGATTCTAGCTGGATAAAGTTACCCTGTCTGAATCGCAACAGCGCTTGTGTTGTAGAGTCGACCAAATC